AAGGCCGAGTATGGACTTGAGGCATCCACAACAAGCCGATTTATGAGCATCAACCGTGAATACTCGATTGACGGATATTCGGAGCACTTGAGACCGGAGTATACGGACCTTGGAAGGAGCCAGCTTGAGGAGATGCTCAAGCTCCCCGACTCTGACAGGCAGATGGTACAGCCCGAGACATCAAGAGAGGACATAAGAGAGCTAAAGAGATTCAATAAGACCGAGCCTGCAGCAGGTGTGGCAGATGACACAAGCCAGCTGATAGAGAAATTCTTTGAGGACAACAAGGATATCCTCAATGAGGTGTACTCAAACGAGTTTGATGAGGAGTCAATGAGCCGATTTGCAGAAATTGTAAATCCGGCCGGAAACCGCTCATTCAAAAAAGGTCTTTACTTTATGATGATGTACGAGAATCGCGTCACAATCAAGAAGTTTGGAGACACGCCAAAAAATATGTCATGGTGGGAATTCTACCAGGTTATGCGCTCTATCTTTGATGAGGATGCAGCAGGCACCAGAACGTGGCAGAACCATTTTGGAGGAGACGATGAAACACAGGAAAATGAGCCGACAGGAGAGCATACTACAGCAGAAACTCCTGAGTCAGAGGATGACAATGCAGCAGTTGGAGAAGCTGGCACTGATGAGGTCGAAGAGACTGAATCGGGAAGCGTGGCAGATAATGAGCCGGCTCCTGGAGCAGGAGAAGAGCAAAAGGATGATTCCACCGACAGAGATACAGACTGCGGAGAAGATAATAAAGAGCCTGCAGACAGGCCCGAGGAACAGACAGGAGAAAAGAGCCTTGCAGAACAAATTGCGCCCGCGCAAAAATCCACGGAAACACTAGAAAAAGAGGAGGTTGAGGATGATGAAACCGGAGAAAATGAAAGCTCAGATGCAGAAAATCAAACAGCAGAATCTGAACCGGAAACGGCCGAGAGAGAGCAGACAGAAGAAACAGAAGTCATAGAGGCGGTATATGGCACCAGAAAAGAGTATATGGACAGGCTGTCAGAGCAGGGAATGGCTGAATATATGGCTGATGAATACAAGAGCCACCGGTTGCTAGTGACAGATCTGGCAAATATATGGAATCTACGCAAATGGCTCAGCGAAAAAGTTGACCGGTTCGGAAAACCGATGGAGGACGCAAGATGATAAAGATGACAAGAGTTTACGGAGATATGTATGCGCCAAGAGAGTATTGCACGTTTACAAATCCGGTAACGAGTGGAGGAACTGAGGAAGTTGACTATGTAGATATGCCATGTGAGAACGGATGTGAAAAAGAGTGTGAGAATTGTACATTGCAGAAAATCATGAATGAGTATGCAAGGCTAACAAGGCAGGATATAGACGAGAAGAAACGACATTGTGAAGAATGTGAAAACTATAAAGAGATCAGAAAAGGGCCGAGAGGAGGGAAGAAAGGAATATGCAGGATACTCAGACCATCGGAAGTGAGAAACGGACGAGCGAGAGCCTGCAAAAGATTCCGAGAACAAAATGAACAAACGACAGGCAAAGAAACAGTATAAAAAAATCCACGGTCACAATTCCCCAAAAACAGCGGTAACGAAGTATACACCGGAAGAAATGGGGCAATGAAAGTATACAATCTCATACCGGAGGATATTGAAAGAATCGGAAACGGCCTGAGAGACGCATTTGCAGAGATGTTCAAAACGCTCCAAAGAGTTGCGGAGAGCATGGCCAGAGCGTTTGAAGATATGGGAAAGAACCAAGTTAGGAGGTAGAAAATGTTTATAGATTGCGCAAAATTAGAAAAAATTTTAAAAGCTGATTACAAAACGTGGGGCGTCAAGTTTGGCCTCACAGAGAAAGGTATGTACATCCTGAACGGTACCGGATGGATGGTGGAAGCCGACAAAGAAAAAATCACAAAGGAATTTTTAGGTACCGTAATCAAGACATGCGGTCTTGCACCGGAAAAGGGCGAGTTCATGACATACCAGAAAGGACACGACCCACAGTTTGAAACGGAAAGAAAGCCTCTCCTGTGGGACATGGCGGAGGATACAAAGGAAGCACTAATCTCACCGATTAAAATCATGCAGAACGATAACATGATGTCGGTAGTTAAAACACCGGGCGGGGTGCGTCTCATCAACGATGCACGCTTGGCCATAGTCAACCCGGACAAGTGCCGTGAAAACGAAAATCCACCAAGCACCTTTGCCGTGCATGGTGACTGGCTTATCTCATACAACGACGAGATGGCAGTCGGAATATGCTTCACGAGTCCTGCCTACAAGCCGGAGCTTGAGGTCTTAAGACTCCTCTCAGGAGTGGATTTCTATTGGATAGAGACACCACACTATGAGCTATAGGTTGAAACACCTGCGAAAGCGAAAGAAACCAGGCATGCGAATTATTTATATCACGAAACTGATTTGTAAGCCATTTATACACAAGGGAGCCCTTACCCAGCTCCCTTTACCTCGGAGGATAATAATATGAAGTGCAAAATATGTGAAAAAGAATTCGAATTAAAGAAAGAAGAAAAATATTTAGCGACAGAGAAAGTAGCAGCTTTTGGAACCTTGGCAAAACTACCAAAAACGTTTGAGGCATTCGACTGCCCACATTGTGGCTGTCAGAACATAGTGAATATCAGAGAGGAAGAGGCAACCGACTATGATGTGGATAAAGTAGTGGAGCAGTTGAGTGATAGAAGCACACTGTCAAGACCTGTTGACTGGTCAAAAGTTGCAGTTGATACACCAATACTGGTAAGAGATAATATTTTTTCCAAGTGGGCTAAAAGATATTTTGCGAAATATGAGAATGGAAGAGTTTACGTTTGGAACAATGGATCAACATCGTGGAGTGACAATAGGTGTACACCGTGGAAACTAGCCAAACTTCCGGATAAGGAGAGCGGTGATGGAAGATGAAAACTTCTTTGAAAAATGCAGAACTTGTCAACACTGTTATACGAAAAATGATGACGATTATGTTTATTGCAGGAAAAGAAATGAAAAATGTGAATACAAACCATGCAAAGAAGAACACAGCAAGTGGGAAGAATGGCTTCGGTCAGAAGCAGAATAGGAGAATAATATGTCAGGAATAGATTTAATAGTATATGGGATGCTCTTAGCGTTCACTATGATTGGAACAACAGAGTTTGTAATAGGGCTGTTATTGCTTAGGGAATACGATAAGCTTCAGAAAGAAAAGGAAAAGTAGCATGGCATGGTACGCACTTTACAAATGGTACAAGAACTGGAGCAAAAAAACTACCCCAATATGATTGACTGGTATTCGGAAGAACTGAACTCACCAAGATGGACAAAATTAGATATATATCGCTTGCATCAGTACAAAACCAAATAGGACGAAACACAATGAACAGAAATGAATGTCAGAATTGCAAATATTATGAAAAATGCGGCAAACCAAGCAGACCAATAAAGTGCATGGGATATGAGCCGAAGGAGGCAGCAGTTGAAGAGCAGAACATTGAGCGACATAAAGCCAATAAAACCCAAAAAGTGTGAATTTGATTCTATCGACTGCACACCGGCCTGCAAATACTATAAGACATGTATACACAGCTTGCACAAGCAGGCTGTGTCTCTACATATATAGAGGAAAGGAAAAATCATGAAAAAAGATAGCGTGAAAAAAGAAACATGGAAAGAATGGGAACAGACGTGCGAAAAATTAAAAAAGTATGAGACAACTCTTAAACGAGTCGTTCTGACAACAGACAAAAAGCTGCTGTATCAGGCCGAATATAACAGAAAGATGAGAGCGGCACAGAGGCAGCAGTAAACCCATAATATAGTAGATAAAAATTCTTTATCGTCCTTGTAATGGGTATTAACATATGAGGGATTTTTATATTTAAGAGTACACAGTATGAGAAGATACGACAGCTACGACTACGAAGAGGCTTTTAAAAAATACATAGATGACACCGAGGAGGAGAGGCTTGAGAAGCTTCTCAAAGAGGGCAAGGTAAACTGCCTGTACAGAACAGCCACCACGAAGTGCACCAACATAAAGTCACAGACCACTCTCCTTGAAGCTCAGATATACCCAAGCTACCCAAGGCTCAGTGACATGCCGAAGACCAAAAAGAGACCATCAAGCAAAGCTCAAAGAAATCTGAATGATAAAAATGCAAGGCGGTATCTAATAAGACTTGCGAATATCAACTTTGGAAAAGGTGACCTATGGTGCA